TATTTCGCGCCGTCGTATCCGCAGATTCGTGACATTTTCTATCCGACCGTTGAAGAAGTGGCTGCCGATTGGGGGCTGAAGACTCGCATCAACGAGTCGAACAAGGAAGTGCACATCTTCGAGGGACGCAAGTCGCGCGGCACGATCATCTGCCGCTCGATGGAGCGTCCGGAGACGATCGTCGGCTTCAAGATCGGCAAGGCGCTGTGCGACGAGCTCGACGTGATGAAGTCCGACAAGGCCCGGCAGGCGTGGCGCAAGATCATCGCGCGGATGCGGTACAAGGTCGATAACCTGAAGAACGGTGTCGACGTCACGACCACGCCGGAAGGCTTCAAGTTCGTGCACGAGCAGTTCGTCAAGCAGCTCGGTTCCAAGCTGAATCTCGAACGGCTGTATGGGCTGATCCAGGCGAGCACGTATGACAACGAAGCGAACCTGCCTGACGATTACATCGACTCGCTGTTCCTGACGTATCCGCCGCAACTGATCGACGCATATCTGCGCGGCCAGTTCTGCAACCTGACGAGCGGCAGCGTCTATCCGAACTTCGACCGCAAGCTGAACCACACGAACGCCGAGATCGCCGCCGGCGAGCCGCTGCACATCGGCATGGACTTTAACGTTCTGCGCATGGCCGCGGTTGTCTACGTGATCCGCGACGGTGCGCCGCACGCGGTGGATGAACTGGTCGACGTGCGCGACACGCCAGATATGGCGCGGCTGATCGGCGAGCGCTGGCGCGACAACGGCCACGCGATCACGATCTATCCCGATGCGAGCGGCCAGAACACGAGCAGCAAGAAGGCGTCCGAGTCCGACATTTCGATTCTCAAGCAGGCGAAGTTCACGATCAACGTTGGATCGACAAACCCGGCTGTCAAGGATCGCGTGCTGTCGACAAACGCCATGCTGCTGAACGGCCAGGGCGAACGCCGCATGAAGGTGAACACGCGGCGCTGCCCGAAGTTCACCGAAGGTCTCGAACAGCAGGCATACGACGAGCGCGGAGAACCGGACAAGTCGAGCGGCGTGGATCACGTCAACGACGCCGGCACGTATCCGATCGTCCGCATGTATCCCATCGTGAAGCGCCAGACGACCGTCCGCCCGCTCCACATGTAACCGAACAACACACAAGGAAGCCCGCCGCGCGCGGGCTATTTGCACATGCGCGAACAGATCGACCTTCGACTCGGCGATTGCCTGGAGGTGATGAAGGCAATACCCGATGCGAGCGTTGATTTGATTCTGTGCGATTTGCCCTACGGAACGACGGCTTGCAAATGGGATTCGGTTATCCCCTTCGAACCGCTATGGGCGCAATACAGGCGCATTGCAAAGCCGAACGCGGCGATTGTGCTGACGGCGAGCCAGCCGTTCACGACGGCGTTGATCGCGTCGAACCTGAAAGACTTCCGCTATTGCTGGGTGTGGGAGAAAGAGCAGGGCGTCAATTTCCTGATGGCGAAGAAGCAGCCGATGAAGGTGCACGAGGACGTTTGCGTTTTCTCTGTCGGGCAGACGTTGTATGTCCCGCAGATGACCGTCGGAAAGCCGTACACGAGCGGTAAGGGCGACAGCGGCGATGTGAGCGGCAACGTCAAAAAGGTGCAGACGAAGAACTTCGGCGCTCGATACCCGCGCTCAGTCATTCGCATCAACCGAGAAACGGGCTTGCACCCCACACAAAAGCCCGTCGCGCTGATGGAGTACCTAATCCGCACGTACACGAACGAAGGCGACACGGTGCTCGATAACTGCATGGGGTCGGGCACAACCGGCGTCGCATGCGCCAACACCGGCCGCAAGTTCATAGGCATTGAGCGCGATCCCGGCTACTTCGCCATCGCAACGAACCGCATCGCAGAGGCGCAATCTCGCGACCTGCTGAGCGCAGCATAAACACGACACACACATGACGACAACAGTGCGCGACCAGTCCGCCGCAGTCGCTTCGATGGCTGAGAACTGGCCGATTATCGACGCACTGCTCGGCGGCACGCCTGCCATGCGATCGGCAGGCACCACATATCTACCGCAGTGGCCCGGCGAATCCAGCGACGCATACAAGGCGCGCAAGGACACGGCGACGCTGTTCCCTGCGTTCCCTCGCACGGTCGAGGTGCTGGCAGGCAAGCCATTCAGCAAGCCTGTCACGCTGACCGACGATGTGCCGGCGCGCATCAAGGACTGGTGCGACACGGACATTGATCTGCAAGGGCGCAACCTGCATGCGTTCGCTGCGAGCGTGTCTGAGGAAGCGCTGTCGCACGGAATCACTGGCATTCTGGTCGACTGTCCGCCAGCGAATGGCGTGCGGACGCAGGCAGAGGAACAAGCCGCGGGCATCCGGCCGTATTGGGTGCATATCCATGCTGGCAACATTCTCGGCTGGCGCTCGCAGCGCATCAACGGCGCGGAAGTGTTCACGCAGCTTCGACTGCTCGAACAGGTGATCGAGGATGACGGCCAGTTCGGCGAGAAGCTGATCGAGCAAGTGCGCGTGCTGTATCCCGGCAAGTGGCAGACCTATCGCGAGTCGGAGAAGCCTGATCCGACGACCGGCAAGCCCGAATGGATTCTGCACGAGGAAGGCACGACGACGCTCGACGTGATCCCATTCGTGCCGATCTACGGCCGGCGCACCGGGTTCATGACCGCGGTCCCGCCGCTGCTCGAACTGGCGCACATGAACGTCGAGCACTGGCAGAGCAAGAGCGATCAGCAGACGATCCTGCACGTCGCGCGCGTGCCGATCCTGTTCGGCAAAAAACTCGGCGAAGCGCCAATCGTTGTCGGTGCCGGCTCAATGGTTACGTCTGACGACGAAAAGGGCGATCTGAAGTACGTCGAGCACTCTGGCGCAGCAATCGAAGCAGGGCGGCTCTCGCTGCTTGATCTTGAAGACCGCATGCGTCAGGTTGGCGCCGAACTGCTCGTCATCAAGCCGGGCAAGACGACCGTCGCGCAGACCGTCGCCGAGAACGAAGCGGGCATGTGCGCGCTGCAACGGCTCATCGAGGACGTCGAGGATGGCATCGACGCCGCGCTCGCGCTGACCGCGCGCTGGATCAAGGAAGCGAAGGGCGGCAACGTCCAGATCTTCAAGGACTTCGGCGTAGCGACGCTTGCTGAGGCATCGATCGACCTGCTGCGAGACATGAACGTCGACGGCACGTTCTCCGACGAATCGCTGTTCAACGAAGCGAAACGCCGCGGCTACATCAGCCCAGAAACGACGTGGGATGACGAGAAGCTGCGCATCAAGCAGAACACGCCGAAGGGCGAACTTGGCGCGGTCGGCATTACTGATTGACGCTTGACATTTGATCGCAAGTAGCCGTTACGAATTCGTGATTCGCGAATAGCGAACGCAAAGATCACAGATTTACGGGATACGCAAGACCACGAGCCGCACAGCTAACCCTGTGCGGCTTTTTTATTGCCGGTTCCTCGGATGAGGGGCGGCGCAACACGGCCGGATGGCCTAACAGCTCGGGTTGGATGACCTATGAAACTCAAACTGAATGATGATGGATTCGCAGTCGTGCAAGACGGCAAGCCGGTTTACCTGAACGACGAAGGCCGCGAGATTGCTTTCGACGTCGCAGGCACCGTGCAAACCATCTCGCGACTCAATTCCGAGGCAAAGGGGCACCGCGAACGCGCGGAAGCGGCCGAGAAGGTTGCCAAGGCATTCGAGGGCATCACTGACGCCGCCGCAGCACGCAAGGCGCTCGAAACCGTCGCCAATCTCGACGCGAAGAAACTCGTCGATGCCGGCGAGATCGAGAAAGTGCGCTCGGAAGCCATCAAGGCTGTCGAGGACAAGTACGCGCCGATCGTTGCCGAACGCGACACGCTTCAGCAGTCGCTCGTCAACGAGAAGGTCGGCGGCAGCTTTGCGCGCTCGAAGCTCATCGCGGAAAAGCTCGCGATCCCGGCTGACCTCGTACAAGCGCGCTTTGGCGACGCGTTCAAGCTGGAAGGCAATGAAGTCGTCGCCTATGACAAGGGCGGCAACAAGCTTTTCAGCCCGAGCAACCCCGGAAAGGTCGCCTCGTTCGACGAAGCACTCGAACTCATCATCGATCAGTACCCGTATCGCGATTCGATCCTCAAGAGCACCGGCGCATCTGGCGGCGGCGCAACGGGCGGGTCGGGTGGCGCATCTGGCGGCAAAACCATTACGCGCGCGGCGTTCGACGCTCTCCCGCCTCACAAACAGGCGGAAGCGGCTCGCAGCGGCGTGTCTATCTCTGATTAACAAGGGGTTCATCCTTGAACACGCTTACCTCCCTCATCCCTGACCTGTACGCATCGCTCGACATGGTGTCGCGCGAACTGGTCGGCTTCATCCCCGCAGTCACGCTCGACGCCAGTGTCGACCGAGCCGCGCTGAATCAGCCGGTCCGCGTTTTCCAGACGCCGGCATCGGCTGCTGAGGACGTGTCGCCGGGCCAGTTGCCGCCCGATGACGGCGATCAGTCGATCGGTAACACGGTCGTCACGATCTCCAAGTCGCGCGCTGTGCCGTTCCGCTGGACCGGCGAAGAACAGAAGGGCGTCAATTCGGGCGCTGGCTATGCCAACATCCGCCGCGACCAGATCGCGCAGGCGTTCCGCACGCTGACGAACGAAATCGAAGCGAACGTCGCAACGCTCGCATCGACCGCATCGCGCGCATGGGGCACGGCTGGCACCACGCCGTTCGCATCGGATCTGAGCGACCCGGCGCAGGTTCGCAAGATCCTTTCGGACAACGGCGCGCCGCTGTCGGATATGCAAATGGTCATCGATACGACTGCTGGCGCCAAGGTGCGCTCGCTGGCGCAACTGACCAAGGCGAACGAAGCGGGCACCATCGCCATGCGCGAGCAAGGCACGCTGCTCGACATTCACGGCTTCAAGCTGCGCGAGTCGGCTGGCGTCGGCCAGCACGTATCGGGCACCGGCGCAAGCTACGTGACCAACGGCGCATTGGCTGTCGGCGCTACGACCATCCCGGTTCAAACCGGCACCGGCACGATCCTGGCGGGCGACGTCATCACCTTCGCGGGCGACACCAACAAGTACGTTGTCGCGACGGCACTGACTGGCGGCAACGTCGTGATCGCCGCGCCTGGTCTGCGCAAGGCTGTTGCATCGGGCACGGCAGTTACTGCCGGCGCCGCATACACCGGCAACATGGCGTTCAGCCGCTCGGCAATCGTGCTGGCGACCCGTATGCCGGCCCTGCCGGAAGAAGGCGATATGGCCGACGACCGTATCACGCTGGTCGACGATCGCAGCGGCCTCGCCTTCGAAGTGGCGATGTACAAGCAATATCGCCGCGTGCGGTATGAGGTGAGCATCGCTTACGGTTGGGCGAACATCAAGCCGCAGCACACGGCTCTGTTCTTGGGCTGATAGGCGCACGCAGCACCTGAAAACGCCCGCGGATTCGTCTGCGGGCGTTTTGCATTGGAGAACGCATGGCACGACCGAAGAAAGACGCAGAAGCGCCGCAAAACGACGGCGACATCGCATACGTCACGATGACGCGCGACGCGGAGCAGTACCCCGAGCCGCACACCGCGCAGGTTCATCCCGACGAAGTGGACAACTACCGCCCAGGCGGTTGGGAGATTGCATAAATGCTGACCGCTCAACAATTGGCCGACGTCAGAAGATTTTGCGGATACCCATTGTTGGGCGATACCGTTGCCGACGACTCGCGAGACTTCGCCTATGGGTGGGTATCGTCCGGTACGTGGCAGACGCTTCAGCACCGGTTGACGAGTTTGCGACCGGAGGAAGAGACAACGCTGATTTCGGTGTACCTCACGCCGCTCTATACGCTGGAAACGGCGATTTACGGGGCCGGCGCGAATCTGGACACCGATCAGGCCGCGGTATGGACGCGCAACAAGACGGAAGTAGCCGATCGGGCGAAGCTGTTTGACCAGTGGCGGCGCCGCATGTGCTATTTCATCGGCGTTGCGCCCGGCCCGTCGCTCGGCAATGGCGGCTCGCAAGTAATTCGGGGCTGATATGGACGGCACGAAGGCACAGAGCCTCGTATATCGGGGCTACGCAATCGCGGCGTCGAAGCTCGGCACCGCATACAGCCAGTATCGCCCCGCGTCAGCCGATCTGACCGGCCTCGCGCCGATTTCGACGTCATTGCTCGCCAGTTTCAACGCTGAGGACATGACGTACAGCCGGCCGAACAAGTACGCGAAGCCCACATGGTACGCGCTGGTCGACGGCACGCAGACGCAGGTCGGTGATTACCTGATTGGTGCGGCCGGAACGTTCTTCATCGCTGCGCAACAGCCGCTTCTGCCGATTCTGGCGGTCGAGTGCAATCGCACGCTGTCGTTTGCGCGACCGCAGACGCAGGCGCAATTCGGCGCGGTGACGAATTACGAAGGCAACACGCCAACGACGCAAACGCCGCTCGCGACGGGCTGGCATGCGTCTGTGCTGCAAGGCACGAAGGGCGAAAAGAACGAGGTCGGCTTGCCTGGCGACACGCGTAATCCGTGGTGGGCGATTCTGCTGCCTGCTATTCCGGGCGTGACGCTGCAAACCGGCGATCTGGCATCTGACGACATCGGGCGCCGATACATTCTGTCGAGCGTTGAATTGACGGATCTCGGGTATCGATGTACCGCGCAGCAATCACAGGCGTAAAAAATGGCCGACATTTCAGATGTGCAGGCCACTCTAGTCGGCCTGATAGCCGGCGCGCTGTATCCAAACGGCACCGGGCAGCCTTCCGCAGTCGCCGCGCAATGTCGCGTTGGCTCTGGCTGGCCGAGCAAGCCGCAGCTCGACGCAGACCTTGCCGCAGGCATCGTCAACGTGTCGGTCTATCCGACGTCGATCGAGCACAAGACATCGCGCCACATGCAAACGTGGCAGCAGACCAACCACAACGCGCCCACGGTCACGCTGACCGCAGCAGGGCAGGCGATCACGGTAGGCGGCACGCTGCCGGCGACGTACTTCGCGCAGAACGTTGCCGTATTGATCGGCGGCCACGCCTACGCCTACGCGGTGCAGCAGAGTGACACGCTGACGACGATTGCCAGCGCGCTCGCAGCGATGATCGCCGCGAACTACGCGGGCACGACGTCGAGCGGGCCGGTTATCACGCTGCCAACGGGCACGCCGCAGCCAACGCTGCGCACTGGCGGCACGGCGACGATGGGGAAGGAAGTCAAGCGCCAGTCGCGCGTCGTGCGCATCGTCATCTGGGCGCCGATACCGGCGCTGCGCGATGCAGTCGCCAAGGTGCTCGACCCGATGCTAGCGCAGATCAATTTCCTGACGCTGCCTGACGGATTCGCCGGGCGGCTGCTGTATCACCACTCGGATCTCGTCGACTTGCAGGAGAAGGCGAATCTGTACCGCCGTGATCTCTGCTACTCGGTGGAGTATCCGACGACCATCACGCAGCAGGCAACCGACGTCACGGTGACGGTCACGAACCTGGTCGAGCCGACAACCGGCGCGGTCATCAAGCAAATCATCTATTAGGAGCCGTCATGGCTGACAAACAGGCTGCCGCGAAGGCAGATTTCGCGCTCGTCGTGATCCATCCGTTCGGCGACTACGAGCGCGGCGCGCGCATCGAGGATGCGGACGAAGTTGCGCGCGTGCTGGCGTCGGAAAACGCCTCGCACGTGAACCGCGTCGCCGCGCAGTAATCCACCATCAACGCTGAAAGAGCCGCCTCCGGGCGGCTTTTTTCATTTGGAGCATGACATATGCCGATTTATCAGTCGGGCAGCTTAAACGTCAGTGCGCTTAATGCGCCGGGCGTCTACCTGCAAATCCAACCGCCGCCGCCCATCATCAACGGCGTGGCGACCAACCTGCTCGGCCTTGTCGGCGTCGGCTCGTGGGGTCCGGTCAACAGCGCAACGCTGATTGGCTCGGGCAACGATCAAGCCAACTGGCTCGGCTCGCCGCAGGTTCGCAAGTACGACCTCTCGACCGCCGTGCAAGTAGCGCTCGCTGCTGGCTCGAACGCAATCATGTATGTGCGCGTCACTGACGGCACCGACGTCGCCGCATCGTGTCTCGTCAAGGACACAGCGGGCACGGTGACGGGCCTCACGCTGACCGCGCTGTACACCGGCACGATCGGCAACACGCTCACCGCGGCGATCACGACCGGCACCGCGCCGTCGAGCTTCAAGCTCACGCTGACGCGCCCCGGCTTCACGCCTGAAGTCTACGACAACGTGACCGGCACTGGCACGGCGCTGTGGACTGCGTTCGCAAGCGCGGTGAACAACGGCCTGTCTGGCGTGCGCGGCCCGTCGCAATTGTTTGTGGCTACGGTTGGCTCGTCCACCGCAGCACCGAGCACGTCGGCGACGTTCACGGCCACTGGCGGCACTGACGGCACCGCAAGCATCACTGATGCAGCACTGCTCGGCACTGACGGCACGAGCGCCACGCGCAAGGGCATGTATGCGCTGCGCAGCTCGGGCGTTCAGGTAGCAACGCTGGTCGATCACACCGATTCGACGGCGTGGAGTTCGATCGCAGCGTTCGCGCTCAACGAAGGCATCTATTTCGGCGTGCAAGGCCCGGCTGGCGCATCGTATTCGACGGTATCCACAAGCCTGAACACGGCCGGCGCGGACACATACGCGCTGAAGGTGTTCGTCGGCGACTGGATCTACTGGCAGGACGGCACGAACAACGTGCAGCGACTGCTCGGCCCGACGACCTTCTGGGCGCCGAATCAGGCAGCGATGGCCCCGCACCTGTCGAGCCTGAACGACGCGATCTTCGGCATCGCGAGCACGCAGCGGGTTTCGCAGAAGAACGCCTACAGCATGGCGGAAATCGGCCAGGTGGCGACCTCGCGCCTTGACGTCATCACCAACCCGTCGCCGGGCGGCAATTACTACGCCTGCCAGACCGGCCGCAACGCATCGAGCAATCCGGCGATCTGTGGCGACAACTACACGCGCATGACGAACTACCTTGCGCTCACGTTGGCTGCTGCATTCGGCTACGTCATCGGCAAGCCGCAGACGACCGACCTGCGCAATCAGGCGAAGTCGGCGATCCAGTCTTTCCTCGGCAACCTGTGGAGCATTGGCTACATCGGCGACGTGAACAACCCCGGCGCGGTGCCGTACACGGTGGTGATCGACAAGTCGAACAACACCGATCAGGCAGTCGCCACCGGCTACATGACGGCGAACGTGACGGTCAAGTACCTCTCGATCGTCTTCTACTTCGTCATCAACCTGCAAGGCGGCCAGACGGTCACGATCCAGTCGTCGAGCAGCGCGGTCGCGTAAGCGGCGGGTTCCGTTCTCTAGCACACAGAGCGCCTTCGGGCGCTTTCTCTTTTTCATAGGTGCGACATGCCTGTAAATGGCTTTAACGTCGGCCGCGACTATGCGGTCAACGTGCAGACGCCGAGCGGCCCGCTGCAATTCAACCTCGTGACGAAGTTCACGAAGAAGCAGGACCTGATCGACAAGAAGATCAAGGGACTGGACGGGCGCACGCGCCACGTCGTGTTCCCTGACGGCTGGAATGGCACGTTCGAGATCGAGCGGCAAGACAGCGCGGTCGACGACTACTTTGCAGCGCAGGAAGCCGCGTATTACGCCGGTCAGAACACGCTGCCGTCGACGATCACCGAAACGATCACGGAAGTGAACGGCTCGATCACGCAATTCCAGTACACGAACGTCATGCTGAAGTTTCCGAATCCGGGTGACGCAGCGGGCGACGAGACGGTGAAGATGACCGTCGACTGGCTGGCTGAGCGTCGTATCAAGTTGGCGTAAGCCGCGCGGCCGGAGAAAAACCGGCCGCATCCCGAATAACCTCACCTAAAAAGTCATGGCGAAATTAACTGTCAAGCCGCAGGAAGCAGGCGATACGCCGAGCGCCGCGATCGTCAAGCAAGCTGCATCGCGCGTTGTCGTTGAATCGGCCAACGGCCACACGATTGTGCTGCAAAAGCCGGGCGTGCTGGCTCAGTTCCGGCTCGTAAAGATCCTCGGCAAGTCCGCGGAGAACACGGTGTACGTGCAGATGGTTCTGCCGATGACGTATGTCGTCGAGGTCGACGGCGTGCCGGTCAATCAGCCGAACAGTGAGCGCGAGATCGAAGCGCTGATTACCCGTCTGGACGAAGAAGGCGTTGCTGCTGTGATGCAGGGCGTTAGCGAGAATTTCGGCGCGCAAAGCGCTGACGACGTGCGAGACGAAATAAAAAACTAGTCCGGTCGGTTCCGATCAGCGAAGCACTCTGGCTCGTGAAAAACGGCGTTCCGTTCGACGTCGCGTTCGCTCTTGACGATGCAACGCGCGCTGCGTTCGCCATCAAGTTCTCGGAATTCGAAGGGCACAAGTTCAACTTCGAGAACATGGCATTTGAGGAACCGCCGAAACCATCATGAGCGAATTCACCAGTCTAGGACAGTTCGCGCGGCACCTCGCCACGCTCGAAGTCGCTGTAGCGCTCGAATTGCGCCGCGGGCTCGATGAAGTGGCAACGGCTGTGCGCGACAAGGCGAAAGACGAAATCGGCTCGTATCAGGCTGCAATCGGTCCTTTCCCGGCATGGGCGCCGCTCGCTGAATCGACGGTCGAAGATCGCGTAGCAAAAGGGTATTCGCCCGACGAGCCGCTGTTGCGGTCGGGGGAAATGCGCGATTCGATCGGGAAGGATGTTTCTGGAACAGAGGCGACCATCGGCTCAACGAGCGATAAGGCCGTCTATCAGGAACTCGGGACCGACAAGATCCCGCCGCGCCCATTCCTCGGGCCGGCTGTGCTGCATAACGAAGCGCTCATCAAGCGCATCCTCGGCAAGGCGTTCGTTGCCGGGTTGTTGGGGCGCGGAAACCTGCCGCGTTCGCTCGGATATGACACGAAGATCGACTAGCCGGTAATGAGCGACCAGGCAATCAGGCCGAGCAGGGAAAGCACGATTACGCTGATTGCCAAACCGCCAAGACTGATCAGGATGATGTCGATGCGACTCCAGAGCGGCATTGCGTGAGCGAACCGGATCGGCGCCTGCAATTTTCCGGCGTTGGTGGTCGCCCGTACAGACGGGTACTGGACGGAATCAAATCGATCCGCCGCCCACTCATGCAGGCGATATTTAAGAGAGCGTTTCATGTTCGAAGCATTCCGCATCGGGGTAAAAATTAGCCTGATCAACCATGCCGCATTGGGCTTGGCTGCGTTAGGCAAGGATTTCATGCGTACGGAGGCGCAGGCTGCTGCACTCCAGAAGCGTATCGATAGTATCAACAAACAGGCCATGAAGGGCGGCCTGATGCTCGGCTTGGGTGCGGGCATCGCCGGGATGCTGAAAGGCCCGTATGAGCAGGCGAAAAAGCTAGAGCAGGAGCGCCAGAAGTTCGCCGTGCTGAACCTGTCCGCCTCAGACAATGCGATGGCATTCTCCAAGGCGCAGGAACTGGCACACAAGAATCTTGGCTCGACGATCGGAGACAACATCGCTCTGATCCGCGATCTGCATACGGCACTAGGCGATCTGCCTGGCGCGCTGCGCATGAGCGAAGATTTTCAGAAGTTCAGCATTGCGGCCCGCGTGCAGAACGATGGAAAGCCCGTCGAAGGCCTCGTCTACAACGCCGTGAAGGCGCTTGAACATCGCGGAGACAAGGTTGCACAGAATCCGGCCGAAATGCGCCGCGAACTCGACATGATGTCGAAAGTGTATTTCGGCACCGGCGGCAAAGTCAGTCCGAGCGATTATTTCCATGCGTCGCAGACCGGCAAGTTAGCCTACACGCTGTTCGACCCTGAATTCCTGTACGGCCAATTCGGTGCCTTCATGCAGGCTAAGACCGGACCGACCGCCGGCACCGAGGCAATGACGTATATCAGCAGCCTACTCGGCGGCCACATGGACAACAAAGGCAAGGGGTTCATGACGAGCCTTGGCCTATGGGACATGTCTGTTAGCCCTCAAGCAAAGCTCGTGCAAAAGGCGATCAACGACGCGATCAACAAAGATCCGTCGATTAAGGGCACGCTGAAAAAGATGCACATGCTGACGCCGATCGTCGGCGGCTTGCCTGCTGAGTACGTCGATATGGCCTCGCACCGTCCTGACGAGTTCATTCAGAAGGTTGTCGCGCCGCGCATCCGCAAGCGTTTTGGCATGGACCTGACTGACGATCAGGTTGCCGGCATCATCATGCGGAACCTCAACCGCAGCACATCCGACTTCATCGGCTCATTCATTACGAGCCAGCACAAGTACGAGAAGGACGCGCGCATTTTTGGCGGCGACAAAGGATTCGGCGCGGCGTATCAGCAGTACATCAAATCACCAGAAGGCGCGGAGATTGCCGCAGAGGCAGCATGGAACAACTTCCTCGCCATGTTCGGCTCTGTTTATCTTCCCGTCATCACTGGCGGGTTGCTAAAGCTGGCGGGTGCGCTCGATAGCCTGTCGCAAATGGTCGAGAAGCATCCGGCTATGTTCCGCGCGCTGTCTTATGCGCTGATCGGCCTGTCTGGTGCGCTGATGTTTCGCGGCACGGTTCTGGTGCTCACAGCGGCGCTGCGAGGTCTCGGCCTAGCAATGACGATGCAGGCTGCCGGCGGTGCTGTCGGTCTGGCGCGCATCACGGCGATGATCGGCGGCGCAAGCAAGTTCTCGCTGTTCGGCGCGATTGGCATGCTGGCGAACCCGATCGGCATTGCGGTGCTGGCAATCGGTACGCTTGCCGCGGCGGCGTATGCGTTCCGCCCGCTCAGTCAATCTGAAGTCGACGGCGTGAAAACTGATGGCGGGGTCAAGCTTTCGGCTGGCGCGCAGGCTCGCATCGATGCTGGCGCGCTCGGCAACGGCCCGAATGTGCGCACAGGGGGCGGCGCCCCGAACGTCACGGTTCATGCCGTCATGGACGGCACGCCGATTCATACGAAGGTCGTCAACACCATTGTGCGCAAGACAAGCTCGTCGCTCGGAACCGGCTTCTTCGACCCGAACGCGTCGCCTATGACGCAATTCAATACCGGACACTGATATGGCTGTAGTTTTGCAGCTCGGCGACTTCACGTTTTCCGAGTACGAAATCCCCGAGCGCATCACTATGGTGACGGCAATCCGCACCGTCGTCCGCAAGATGGTCGGCGGTGCGCGCAACGTCAACATGATGGGCTATGACCCGGCGCCGCTCGAATGGTCGGGCATGCTGCTTGGCTCGAATGCGCTAGACCGCGCGCGCACGCTCAAGCAGATGGCGCTTGCGCAGAAGATGCTGACGCTGACGTTCAGTGAATACAGCTATGCGGTAGTCATCAGCGAGTTCGTCGAGGACTTTCAGCGCGAGTACGAGATTTACTACCGCATTCGCCTGGAAGTCGTCGCTGACAACGCTGCGCAGGGGCCGAATGCGGCACCCGGCATCAACGGTGTGATCGGTGCCGATGTCACCAAGGCTTCCAGTTTGGCGTCGTCCATTGGCAATTCTGGACTCTCATCTGTAATCGGCACACTCAAGAGCGCGACTTCGGCCGTTTCAGACTTTGCGACCGCGACCAAGGCCACGCTTCAAACCGTGCTAACGCCACTCGCAGAGGCGCAGGCACAAGTTAAAACCCTGATTGCAGCAGGTGAGAACACTCTGCAAAGCGTCGCGACTGTCGGCGGCCTTCTACCGAACAATCCGATCGCGCAGCAAGTGTCGAAACTCAGCGCGCAAGTCAACACGATGACGCAGCAGCCGCAACTGCTCCAGTTGCAAGGCGTGCTGTCGCGCATCGGCACGAACATCGGCCAGATCGGCTCAGCGTCCAAGACGATCACGGTCGTCGGCGGCAACCTGTATGACCTCGCGGCCAAGTATTACAAGGACGCGACCGGATGGGTGAGCATTTCCAAGGCCAATCCGTCGCTTCGCGGCGATCCGAACATCAGCGGCACGCAGAACGTGGCGCTGCCGGCCACGAATACCGCGGCATCTTCAGATGGAGTACCTAATGCCTAGTGCTGATCGCATTCTCGTGACACAGCCTGCCGGATTGGTGACTGTGCCGCGAGGTGCGGTCACGCTGGGATCTTCCGTATCAGGCGAAATGACGCTGTGTACCGCGTGGCTTGATTGGGAGGTCGAGAACAACGCACTTTCCTCTGCTGACACGTTCTCGATCCGGTTTGCTGGCTCATCGCTGCCGCCTGCGACCGACGTGAACTGGTTCAGCAATCAAAAGGATCTGTACGTCGAAATTTACGCCGGCTTTCCTGACGACTACGACTATTTCACACCGCAGGAACTGACGAAGCTGATCTTTGGGCAAGTCGACACTATCGATTACGACATCGCGAGCGACACGATCACAGTGCACGGACGCGATCTGACTCGCGTTTTCATCGATACCAAGACGACGGAGAAGTTCCAGAATCAGACGTCGAGCCAGATTGCAACGACCCTCGCCAAGCGCCGCGGTTTAACGCCGAATGTTACGGCGACCAAGACGAAAGCAGGCGCTTACTACGACATCGAGCACGTCAACCTGATGGACGAGCGAACGGAGTGGGACATTCTGTCGTTTCTCGCGCAGCAGGAAGGTTTCATCGTCGCAGTGCAAGATAGAACGCTGTATTTCGGCCCTCCGCCAGCGGCTGACTCGACTCCTTATCCGATCGTCTGGACGCAGGTTAACCCGACGCAACTCGACTATCGCGCGATGGCTGGCAACGTCGAGGATATGCAGTTTCAGCGCACTTTGACGGTATCGCGCGGCGTGACTGTCATCGTTCGTTCGTGGAATGACAAGAACCAGTACGGCTTCAACGCCACGTATCCGCCGAAGAAGGTAGGCAGCCTGCAACCAGGTCAGGCGACAACGGCCGGCGGCGGCCAGGTGTTCACGTTTTTCTATCCGAACATCGACAAGCAGCGCGCGCTACAGATCGCACAGCAGAAGTACGACCTGATCGTTGCGCACGAGATGAAATTCTCCTGTCGCTTACCGGGCGACGTGACGCTCAACGCGCAGACGGTGATTCAGGTGTCGGGCACCGGCACGGCGTTCGACCAGACCTATTACCCGTCGCAGATCGTACGCCGTATGTCGTTCGATGGCGGCTTCGAGATGAACGTACACGGCAAGAACCACGCTGCAACCTCACAGGCGGTCCCGCTCTGATGAATTACCACGAACTAGCGAACAACATGCGCTCGCATGCGGAGGCGGCTGCCGGCCGCATTCCCAAGCCGCGCATGGCGCAGATCAGCAGCTACAACGCGGCGACGCACTCGGTCAAGGTGACGTTTCAGGGCGTCGGCGACTCGGATTTCACCGAAACCGGTTGGATTCCACTCGGCGCGGTGGGCGTCGGCAACGGCTTCGGCGTGCTGACGGCGCCGAATATCGGCGACATGGTGATGGTTTCTTTTTCGGACGGATCCAGCGCGGCGCCGAAGATCGTCGGGCGTTTCTTCTCGAACGTGAACGTGCCGCCAAAGGTTCCGGCCGGCGAGACGTGGATCGTTCACAAGGCAGGATCGTCGCTGAAGTTCGCTAACGACGGCACGGTAACGCTCGTGACGCCATCGAACCTGACTGCGACCGTGGGCGGCAGCATGAACGCGAATGTGACCGGGGCTGCATCGGTGACGTCCGCTCAGTCTGCTGCGATCACGGCTCCGACGATCACTCTAGGGGCGAGCGGACAAAGCCTGCTCCAGTTCGTGACGTCGGCGTTCATGGCGCTGTTCAACGGACACACGCACAACGAAACCGGATCGGTAACGCTGGCGCCCAATCAGCAGATGGGTAGCAGCCACATGACATCAACGGTAAAGGGCGGCTAATGCCGGATCTCAATCATTTCTGGTCGAACGACCTGTCGATTGCTGCAAACGGCGATCTCGCGGTGGCGGACGGCGACACGCTCGCGCAACAGGAACTGCTCCGCGCGCTGATGACGAACCCGCAACTAGCCGACTCGGCCGGCAACCCGCTCGCATCGCCCGATTACACATGGCATGCCGACTTCGGCGCAGGCATCCCGCGGCGCATCGGCAAGACGCTCAACGTCTCCGAGCTGCGCGGCGCGATTCAGGCAACGATGAAAACGATCGCCGGCATTGCCACATCGCCGACGCCGGTTGTCACGGTAACGCCGTTCAACAACGGCGCCGCGGTGACGATCCAGTATGCCGACGCCGTGACCGGTCAGGTATCGACCCTCTCATTCGACATAAACCAATAAATGGCAAACGTACAGACGCAATCGCTGACGCAGATGCTTCAAAACTTTGCGTCTACGGTGCAGGGTTCGGTCACGTCCGCGCTCCTGAACTTCAACATCGGAACGGTGTTCCGCGCCCTCGGCGAAGCGGTGTCAGGCATCGCGCTCTGGCTGCAAGGCTTGATCCTGCAAATGCTGGCGCTCACGCGGGCATCGACGTCGACCGGATCGGATCTTGACTCGTGGTTCGCTGACTTCGGTTTTTCGCGGCTGGCGGCTTCGTATGCGACCGGCACGGTGACGTTCTCGCGCTTTACACCAACGTCGCAGGCAGTTGTGCCGGTCGGAACGGTCGTGCAGACGACTGACGGCACGCAGCAGTTCACGGTCAACACCGATACGACGAACCCGGCATACAGCGCAGCGCTCGGCGGATATGTACTGGCGCCGAATGTCGCCAGCGTGAGCGTCACAGTGACCGCGGTCACGGCGGGTACGGGCGGCAATGTGCTCGCCAATACCATCACGCAACTGTCGCAGTCGGTCCCCGGCGTCGACACGGTGACGAATGCCGCGGCCTTCACGAATGCGGTTAATGCGGAGTCTGACGCGACCGCGCTTGCTCGCTTCCAATCGTGGCTGTTGAGCCTATCGAAGGCGACCAAGGCGGCTATCGGCAATGCGATCACGTCGCTGCAACAGGGGCTGACGTACACGATCACAGAGAACTACACGTACGGCGGCGTCTACCAGCCTGGTTACTTTTATGTCGTGGTCGACGACGGCTCGGGCGTGCCATCTGACACGCTGGTTTCGACCGTCTACAACGCGATCGACGCGGTGCGGCCATTCACGAGCACATTCGACGTGAAGAAGCCGATCGTCGTGACTGCAGCCGTCGCAATGGCGATCACCACGGCAGCCGGCTACACGCACAGCACCGTCGCGGCGCTGGTTCAAACCGCACTTCAAAACTACATCAACACGCTGCCGCTCGGCAGTTCGCTGGCTTACTCGCGCCTCGCGCAGGTCGCGTATGACGCTTCGCCGGGCGTGACAAACGTCACAGGTGTGACGCTGAACGGTGGAACGTCAGATGTGACAGCCGATGCAAAAACTGTCGTGAAAGCGGCAACTATCACGGTGATTTAATGGCCACGGGCGATCAAAACGACATGCTTGGGCGCTTGCAAGCGCTCCTGCCGCGCGGCTGGTTCGGCGACGCTCCACCGATCCTGACCGCGCTTCTGAAAGGCTTCGCGGCGATCTTCGCCAATGTGTATTCCGTCCTGATCTACGCAAAGGCGCAAACGCGTATTGCTACCGCGAGTGACGGCTGGCTCGATTTAATATCCGCCGACTTCTTCGGCTCAATGTTGCCGCGCACGACGGGGGAGAGCGATACCGCGTTCCGTAACCGGATCACGGTCAACCTGTTCCGCGAGCGCGCGACGCGCAAGGCGGTCGTGCAGGTTCTGACGACTCTGACAGGGCGCGCCCCGCTCATCGTGGAGCCGCGCCGGCCGCTCGACACTGGCGGCTATGGCATCCCAACGACCGGCTACGGAATCAACGGCGCTTATGGTTCGCTGCTGCACCAGTATCAGGCGTTCGTGACTGCGTACCGGCCATCTGGAACGGGAATCCCGTTCGTCGCTGGCTACGGTAGTTCGCCATCTGGATACAGCACCGCGTCGCGCGGAGAGTATGCAGACCTGAGTCAGGTTCAGCAGTCGGTCACAGACGCTGACATATTCGCCGCCGTGGCCAGTGTCATCCCGGCCGCAACGATCGTCTGGATGCGCATCAGCAGCTAACGACCGACACCGTATTTCACCCATACAGCCCCGCCATCGAGCGGGGCTTTTCTTTTGTGGAAGCCATTACATGAAGCGTCAAACCGTATATGCCGGCGCTGTACCTCTCGAAACCGACCTGCTGAACACGAACAAGAACGTGCTGACAGCAATCGGGCACGTGCTGCAAGACATGCTCGGCACGTCGACGCTGTTCTCGGGGCTCGCCTGCGTGCCGACTGCGCCGGCTGGCATGACCGTCAACGTGAACCCTGGTCGCGCGTACTCGCTACAGGCCACGGACACGGGCGCTTACTCGTCGCTAAATGCGGACGCAACCCCGGTTATGAAGCAGGGCATCCTGCTCAATCTGGTGAACTTCGCGTGCCCGGCGCCGACGACTGCCGGCTTCTCGATCAACTACCTCGTGCAGGGCGCATTTCAGGAAGTCGACGGCGGTTCGACCGTGCTGCCTTTCTACAATGCATCCAATCCCGCTCAGGCTTACTCGGGACCGAACGGCACCGGCACGTCGAGCAACACATACCGCGATAACACGGTTCAGCTCTCGCTGAAAGCCGGCGTCGCAGCCACGACTGGCGCGCAGATCACGCCGACGCCTGACGCTGGCTTTACGGGCCTTTGGGTTATCAGCGTACCGTATGGCGCGACGACCATCACGTCGGGCAATATCAGCCAGTACAGCGGCGCACCGTTCCTGTCTGCAAGCCTGCTGTCGATGATCCAGCAGAACGGCCTGTATGCGGTCGCCACTGGTACGGCTAACGCGCACGTTGCAGGGTTCAACCCGCCAGTCACAACGCGCACTGATGGCATGGTGCTGCGCTACAAGGCGCCGGCGGCAAATACTGGAGCGCTGACGTTCAACGACGGCCTCGGTTCGGTTGCCGTGGTCGGCGCGGCACACTCGGCGCTGCAAGGTGGCGAGACCGCGGCAAACGGCGATGTGTGGGTGCAGTGGAATAGCTCGATCGGCGGCGGATCATATGTGCTGATCGACTCGACCGGCGGGGCAGTGCAAGTCGCTCCCGCCACGCAGAGCCAGCATGCGGTGCAGATGGGGCAGGTTGGGCATGGTCAATGCCAACTTCAAGTGCAAAATTCCACGACACTTGCACTGGTTCCGTTCAACGGCAATAACCTAATTATCAATGGCGTACCGCGGCAGGTTCCGACCGGAGGCGTAGCAATAAGCAACAGTGGACTATCTGCGTCGACGCTCTATTACATCTACGCGCAATGGACGGCCGGCTCAATGTCGATCATCGCGAGCACGACATCGCACCTCACGTCGTCGACTGGGGTCGAGACGATGATTGGTGACGCGACGAAATCATACATCGGAATGATTTACACCACCGCGAGTTCGCAATTTGTCGATTCAGGAGCGCAGCGCTTCGTCCGTTCATGGTTTAACAAACAGATGAAGATGTTCAATACGGGCTCCCAATCAAACAACACCACTTCAACAACGAACGTTCAATTAAGCACGACGAACATTCAATTCGTCGCAGAAATCGGTGATGCGATTGATGGCGGGTTTGACGGTTTCGCGAACTCCACGGCGGCAGGTGGCTATGGGGTAGCGACAGCGTATGTGAACGGTGTAGCTAATGGTACGCCTAGCCAGTTCTATTCAGCGGTCGCAAACGCCAATGGAAAAATTGCATCGTGGGTCGCGGGCACGGTAGCCGCTGCGGGTTTGCAGGTCATTTCTCTTTACGCGTCATCCGGTAACGGTTCGAGCTGCGTATTCAACTTCACTGGCGTAGGCCGCACATTCGGATAATAACGGAAGATAAAAGTGAAAATATCCAAATTTCTTCTGTGTCTTATGGCAGCTTCTTCGCTCGCATTAGGGCAAACGACTGTCAGCGGCTTGAGCGATAGCGGAGGATTGTCTGCGCTCGGCCCGGTCCTCATTGGCTCTTCCGCGATTCAAACGTCATGCGATAACACTGGCGCGACCGATGCTACTGCCTGCCTAAATAGCGCGATCACTGCGGCGCAGAACATTCCGGGGGGTGGCGTACTGGTCGTTCCGCCTGGAACATATAAGGTGGCGGGGACAGTGGCAATTACGTCTCCAGCAACGGTGTATGCATATGGCGCGACATTCAAATGGGGGGCGTCTGCACCCGGAGTGTGCTGCACACCCATCGTAAAGATAGGGAATCCTGCTGCGACAACGTTCCCCCAAGTGGTTGGGATGAACGTCAAGGGGTTGACTGTCGATGGGAGTGGTTCGAACAACTTGTACGGCATCATGTGGGATACGGTGCGGCAGAGCTCGTTCGACGATCTCACTGTGAACAACATTGCAGGTGTGGTAGCCGGTGCGTCGGGGCCGTTCGCCTACTACCAGACCGCTACCGGAAGCCATGCATTCAATACGTCAGTCAACGTATTCAAGAATCTGCACGCGCTCAACGTGTGGCAAGGCTTGGGGCTAGCCGGTCCTGCCTCTGAAACTGGCTCGACAGACAACGCGTTCGTAGGGCTACACTTCTTCAACGTGACCGCGACAGGCATCGATCTGATCTCAAACAGCGATACGAACTATTTTTATGAGGCTGAGGTGTTTTCTAACATCTCCACGGGCTCATTTATAGGCGTCAAGTTTAACGATGGCTTGAATCCTACAACGCAAGACAATGACATTCACGAGGAGCAGTTCGACGGGCTGACGGTAGTCGGAGGGAACCCTGGAAGCTCGACAACCGGCATCCAGATCAACTTTGCGTACAACTTGCGCATTAACGGCTATCGCGTGAGCACAGCCGGCGCCACGTTGACACCTTATGCTGTGTCTGGCCCGGCATCAGCCGTGTCGTATTACATTCAGAACCTGACAGCCCCGCTTGTAACGCAGCATGGAACACCTGCGCCTACAGTTACGGCCGGCGCGAACGCTGGTACTTCGCCTCCATCTCCGCAAATCTCTGGGAGCACGATCAGCGGCATCATAACCTTCGGCACGGGCACCAGTCCTGCCGGAGGTTCGCTTGTCAGCGTCACGTTTCCGACGCCGCTTGCCGTTCCGCCGAAGTCGGTGATGCTTACTTCGAACAACGGGCTGACGTGGAAACTTCAACCTGTCTCCACGGTTCTGACGGAGACGGGGTTCACGATCTATGCGATCAACGCACCGTCAGCGTCACAGCCAAATACTACGTATTCGGTGTCCTACCTTGTGACGCCTTAGTGTTTAAGCTGGCTCTGGCGGAAGCTTTGCCGAAAGTTTCCGCTGGATCAGCGCGGCACTCATACACCGCAACATTGGGCGCTCAATAGCAACTCGCACGACGATAGCGACGCCGACAGCAGCCACAACTTGCAGGGCATCGGTGGCAATTCCGTGCGGCATGATGATTCCTATTCCTTCAACGATTGGCAGATGAAAAAGGTACAGAGCATAACTAGCATCGCCGCCTATCTGAACGGTGTTGCTGCGGAATAGCTTGGATCTGTCAAACGCCAGCATCCCATAGACTAGGAGCGCAGCGGGAATGCCCCATACGATCATGCGCTCATCACCAACGGCACCAGTGTGATGCAGGAATAGTCCGATAGCTATGGTGACGCAGAAAAGCCCTTGGCGGATGTCGGGCACTCGGCCCTGCATGACCAATTGCCCGATTAGCATGCCAGCACCAAACTCCAGAAGCAACGGCAGATTGAAGGCTGCAGCAATAGCCATAACTAGCGCAATGCACGCATTACGAGCCATCGGTCCGAAAAGTGCAATCGACGTCGTTGCGACAACATAAAACAGCGCCTCGTAGCAGAGCGTCCATCCCGCGTAATAGATCGGCGCCCATCCGGTGCGCGGTATCAGAAGGAAAGACCGGACCCAATCTGAGAAAGTTGGCTCAATCTGATATGCATGGAATCGGAACACTGCAAAAATAACCGTGGCTATCCAGTAAAGCGGAAGCACTCGAATCGCGCGCTTCATGCCGAATTCGCGCGCCGATTCACGTTCGAGAGCTAGCGATATAACAACGCCACTGATTACAAAAAACACGTCGACACCAGCGGCGCCGAGCATAAAGGCCGAGCCAGAAGATGTGATGACGTGATGTATTACCACTCCCAGCGCTGCGACCATGCGCAGGAAGTGGATTGAACTTAGCTTTTTCACGCGTCCCTCAGATTCTTTGTAATTATCTGTAAGGCCACAAGTATATCCTGGCGGTTACTGTAGACACGTGGGGCGGCCGTCTTGGACAGTTCGTCGAGGCGCGCGCACTTCTATTCTCCGAGCGCAGATTTCACGAGCGGCGCAATGACTCCCAGTTCTTGTTGAGCTTTCGCAGCGAGCAGCGTCGCATCCGGGTACAAACACCCAGTCATGTGCGACTGCCAACCTGCGATTCCTTGGATGTACGAGTACTGCTTGATGATCGGCACGTCGTAGGCGACTGCCGCGTCGTCCATCGCTTGCACGTATGCGGCAAGCTGAGGATGGTCCGAGTCGCAGACAGGACCGGATTCTTCGAGCACTGGCGTCTTGCCGGCTGCTCTCACTGCAACGACCCAATCAGCCAGGTATTGCCGGTAATCAGCCACGGTTTCGCCGCCGAGCGCATCGTTGATCGTGTGGCTCTCGATCACGATGCTTGCTGCAGATAACTTGATACGGTCCGCGAACGGATCTCCGTTGCCATCCATGCCGCGCAACTCGTTGTAGAGGCTGCTCGATGTGCCGCCAGTCGCGCGGTTCGTTACGGTGATGCCGGTATCGTTGAACCGCTGTTGCAGCCGCGACTGAAGGGCGGCCGGCTCATTCGGCGATACGACGGACGGGAAGCTGTATTGATTCAGGGCGAATCCCGCCATCTGGTCGTCGCCATAGACTTCGATCTTGACGACCGGCGTTGACGTTGGCACCTGAGCTGCAGGAGCCGACGCAGGCGCGGGATTAGATGCGGCAGACGGCGCCGACGCAGCCGGATCGACCTGGATAGTCGACGATGCCGAGTCAGGGGCGGATGCAGATGACGCGGGCACCGCGATAGCAGGCGCGACCTGCTTAACCGTGGCGCCCTTCGCCGGCGCATCGGCACCGCCGCAGGCTGACAACATCAGCACGGCGCACACCATGAATGCGCAGGTGACGGATACCGTGACAGTATCCATGCTGACTAAATTTTTTTCGACGCGCGGCATTGCATCGCTCGATGTTCCGCGTCGCACCGCAAGGGTCCGGTGTTTCATGTCGTTTGCTCCGTTCGTCGTTCGTTGTTATGACGATATTAAGGATACTAATACGGTATCGCAAACGCAAGCAGTTTTTTGTATCGCAACCCCAAGCCGCCTAGTGCGGCTTTTTCTTTGGAAGCCCGATGGATCTCAACGTTTTGAACAGTTGGCTGCTTGCGGCGGCAGGCGTGGCGATGACCGCCATAGGGTGGTTATTTCGAACCGCGTATGCGCGCATCACGGCGAACGAGAGGGCGACTGCGGCGCTCGCTCTGCACGTCGCTGAGGAATACGTGTCGGTGAAGCGATTCGAGACTTACAGCATCCGCTTTGATGAGGTAGCCAAGGTCATCTTCGAAAAGCTCGACGACGTTAGGGATCGGCTCGATAAAAAGGCAGACAAGCCATGACCATCACGCCCGCACTGCTTCAGGTTGCATGTGGTGCCAGCGCTGCCAATGCCGCCAAGTACGCGGCCCCCTTGCAAGCCGCATGCGATCGCTACTCGGTCAACACGCCTCAGCGTCTCGCGGCCTTCTTGAGCCAGGTGGGCCACGAGAGCGCAGGTCTGTCGGCTAGTCAGGAGTCGTTCAACTACGGCGTGCCGGGCTTGATGGCGACGTGGCCGCGCAAGATGCCGTTCGCGCTCGCCAACACGCTAGGCCGGCAGCCGAACGAGCCGTTTGTGCCCGTCGCTCGCCAGCAGCGCATCGCGTCGATCGTGTACGCGAACCAGTACGGCAACGGCGACAGCATGACGGGCGACGGATGGCGATACCGCGGCAGCGGCCTGATCCAGCTAACTTTTCACGACAACTTTGCCGCATTCGGCCATGACATTTCGCTCGATCTGGTGACGGCGCCTGACAAGCTGCGCGCCGATCCTGCGCTCTGCGCGTTGTCGGCCGGCTGGTTCTGGGTCGAGCACGGTTGCAACACGCTGGCCGACGCCGGCGCGCTCGATTCGATCACGCGCCGCATCAACGGCCCGGCACTCAAGGGCGCAGCAGAGCGCGCGGCGCTGTATGAGGCCGCAAAGCATGCGCTTGGTATTTGATCGGCTGAAAACGACCGTCAAATAGCCATCAAACAGACCGCCTTCTGGCGGTTTTTATATCTTTCAAAAATGACCGAGAACGCGCCAATCATCCCTCACGAACATCTGGTGCGCGCCACCGATGTTGAGATCGAGTATTACCCGGACCACTCGCCGCGTACCGAGTCGGCGACATTCCGCCATACCAAGGCGGCGGGCCACAAGGCGGGGCTGCGTTGCGCGATCAGCGGTCAGCCGAACCCGGAATACCACCATCTATGGTGCGAATGGGCCGACGCGGACGCCGTTGATTGGGTAGCCGTGAAGGCTATAGCTGTTGGCGAGATCACGGAGATTCCTGTTCTCGACCCAGTCACCGACCAGCCGACCGGCGAGACTTTCCCTGCCGAGCAATCGGCCATTTGGATGATCTGTCGTATCACGGAACTACGCGGCTTCGACTGGCATGCGTTCGACCCGTCCAAGCCAGAGACATTCATCGATAGCCCGCAAAACATGCTTCCGCTGTCAGCGAAGTTCCACCGCTCTGCAGAACACGGCATTCATCACCGCAGTTTCCCAACGTTCGTTTTCCAAGGCTATCCTCGTCAGGCCGGATTCATTTTCTCGCCAGACGAGATCGTTTCTAGTCCGAAATAATCTGCTAAAATGAGCGAGCCGCAAAGGTGCTGATACACCAATGCGGCTCTAACCACCATCACTTTACTGGAGAAAGAAACGATGGCTGATCGTCAGTATATCGCACCGGGCACCCCAATCAATTCATTCACGTATCTGGCTGAAGCGCCGGATATTGGGAAGGAGCGCGCCGTTTTAGCGCGATGTGCGTGCGGCAACGAGAAGGTCTTCCGTCTGACCTACTTGCGCAACGGGCACACGAAATCGTGCGGATGCGCCCGAGGCAACGCAAATCGAAAAAGGACCACGCATGGGCATACGCCGCGAGTGGGTCGCAATTCGACGTATGCAGTCTATCGGGACATGCTAAGGCGCTGCACGAATCGAAATTATCGTGAGTTCCATCTTTACGGCGGTCGCGGCATAACAGTTTGCGACCGATGGATGGAAAGCTATGAGAATTTCTTGGCCGATATGGGCGAGCGACTAGATGGCATGACGCTTGAGCGGGAGCGCGTCAATGACGGCTATGGCCCTGACAACTGCAAATGGGCCACCTTGGAAGAGCAGGCCAACAACAAACGAAATAGCGCATTCATTGAGCATGACGGGCGACGCATGACGGTCGCCCAATGGGCGAAGGAATTGAACGTCAATCCCTTCAAACTGTATTACAGGCGCGGCAAAGGCTGGCCACCAGAGAAAATCCTCGCCCCGTGAAAGACAGAACCCCGCTTCGGCGGGGTTTTTTATTGCCTATCCACTTTGGAGCATCCATGACCCAGAACTCAGCAGTTATCACAGGCGGCGTCGCTATCTCGACCGCTACTCTCATGCCCGCAGTTGAATGGGCGCTTGGCCTTGCATTTCATGTGCCGGTGCCCGCCAGCGTTTCGTCACTCGTTGCCGGCGTGGTGGTAGCTGGCGCTCACGCAGCCATCAACTACGTGAACGCGCGTTTGTCGTCCAAGCAGGCAGCCGCGCAGTAACCATCCCGCCGCGCCGCGGCACTCTCTGGAACAATCCCATGAAGAAGATTTTCGCCGCTCTCGCGGCAGGACTCGTTGCGCTCGCTCTCTCCGCATGCGCTGGCGCTCCGACGCTCACGTTCGCTCAACAGGTAAGCATCGCATGCGGCGCCGCCAACGGCGAGATTGCCATTCTGAAGGGCGATGGCGTATTCACTGGCGGCGCAGAAAAGACGCTGACCGAGACCGTTCAGCCCGCAGTCGACAAGGTTTGCTCTGCCGGCGCGTCGGTTGCCAAACCGGACCTTCAATCGATCGTCAATGCGACGCTGCCGCTCGTGAAGTCGCTGGTAGATTCATCGTCGCTGTCGCCTGACAAGATCAGGGCTGCCGACGCCGCAATTGATACTGGCGTGCTGGCGTTCAATATCGCGATCAGCCTTGCGCCGGCTGCCGCCGTTACGGCACCGGTCGCCGCATCGACACCGCTCGCTGGTGCGCCGCTGCAATGAGCAAGTTCCTGACCGAATTGCAAGTCGAACTCATCAGTGACGCCACGAACAGTGGGCGAGGGACGTGGCGCCTGACTGCGCCGCTGATCTATGACTCGGACGTAGCGGGGCGCGTGTTCGTCGTGCCGACTGGCTTCGAATCGGACTTTGCCTCAGTGCCTCGGCTGGCTATCGCGTTCGCACTGTGCGGCGATAGCGCTCATGCTGCAAGCGTGGTGCATGACGCGATCTACTCCTATCATTGGGTCGATCGCGCAACCGCTGATGCGGTGCTTCGAGAAGCTGCGCTAGTCTCGGGTGTCCCGGCTTGGCGGGCCGCGCTTTTGTATTATGGGGTGCGGGTCGGCGGTGGCGGCTCTCACTGGAATGGCTCGGTCTCGGTCTAGCGCCTCGCGCACAGCCTCCGGCACGCCAGCATGGATCGGCAGACCGTCAGCCTCATAGCTGACCATCTTGCCGATCTGTTCAAGTGCTCTTTGTGCCTTGATAGCCTTGTCGCGCCAGTAATCGTGCCGCTCCTGCAATTCTTCGAGAGAGCGCACGTATTCAACGCGCGAGTCGATCAACTGGCTGTTGACCAGCTCGCAGCGCGAACTTAGCGGGCATTCATGCTCGGGCGGTTTCATTGTCAATCCTCTCGCCATTGGCGACGATCAATCCGTACATCAGTACGAGCACCACGCTCCTTTCCCGATCACCGAAGTCTTCGTGACGAATTCTCGAATTGCCGCAATATCGTAGTCGTCCAGTTCGGCCGCCTGTTTCTCGCCAAGGATCTTGACGCAGTAGCAGCGGAATGCTTCGGCGTCGGTCGGCGCTTCAGCGTGCAATGCAGCGATGGCCGATGCGTCGATGCGATGCTGATCGTTACAATCATCGCAGTCCCGGCTTGCAATCAGCCAACGTGATGTCAATGCCATAACGGCGTATGCGGCGCTTGACCAGTTCAGTTCGACCTTGTCAGCATCATCGCTAGCCCCATACGCTCCAACGTCGCAACCCATCCTTCCTCCCGCGCTCTCGCGCACATCAATCAGCCCGCACTAGCGGCGCGTCAAGACCTGTTGCACCAAATCCAAATTACAACCGATGCGACGATCACGATACCTGCGATAACCAGCGCGTCACCGGCCAATTCTCGCCCATCGGCCTTAGCACCTCCAACACGCACGGCTGCAGTCGCCGCCACTATTGCTGCTGTTGCCGCTGCGCTCACCCTTCCTCCTATCCTGCCATCCGGCAGTGCGTCAGTTAGCCCGCAGTCTGCGGCGCGTCCCTATCCTCAAATGTCAGCTTGAAGACAACTTTGCGCTTTGATGTGTCGACAAACGATTCGTGCGTCCATAGTTTGCCGTGTTTCTTGCTGCTGTAGCTCTTAGCGAAGTAGGCGAGCACATCATCAAGCGACACTTCCTGATACACCGTTTCCATCATCTCTCCCGTTTATTCGAGCACCACTGGGGCGTCACTTCCTACCCCACCCCAAAGCAGCCGGCCTGCCGTACCCGGCATATTTTATCTTCAACCAATCTCGCGATCGACCCCGCTGATATGGTGAGTCCAACCGCTTTGCCACCATTCCTTCAAGGTCAAGGCTCTGCGCCTGCCCAAAGACAAAGTCTCCCGCACCCTGTATCCCACTTGCGTAAATCAGCGTTCGCGTATCGTCGAACGAGTCTCGCAGGCACTCCTTGCGCGCTAGCAGTGGCAGGGCTCGCAAGTCCTCATCGCCGATCGACAGCGCATCAAACACGTAGAGTCTGGCCGGGTCCGATCTTGCCGCCGCGCGGACGTTCTTCGGCGTCTTCGTGACGGCGCGCTGGCGAAGCCGTTCAAATGACGACCGGCCAGTGTCATCGTCGACGGTCAGTTCCGCGTCCCATACGAAGTCGCCGGGCACGCTTTCGACCGCCTTCACGACCTCGAAAAACGATCCGTTGAACAGGTTTCCATTGCGGCTCCAAAGCTTCACGTCCGCGCCAGCTTTGACGATCAGGCATCTAAACCCGTCGTACTTGAGTTCAAACAGCCAGTCAGGATCGGAGAACGGTCGCGGGTGCAGAGTCGCCAGCATCAAATCCGAGGCGTCAATCACGGTAGCGAGACGTCCATGCCCACGCAAGCGCCAGCCTGGCCCATGCATCATCTTTGGGACAGCCGGTCACGTCACATAAGTGCTCGAAGTCCTCGTCAAGAGTATGTCCGTGCTCGTTGCGCTTGCCCGGGTCAGGCAAAACGACTTCAAGGATCGCTTCAGGGTTGCGGTACTCGAACATGGCGTCACCTCCTTGTTCGCGGACCAGCATGAATCGGACCTTCGTCGTCGGCACCGATCGCGCGAATCCAATGGACACAGCCGCGATCCGGCATCGCCTGCACATACGGCCTACCTTCGTGCATGCAAAGGATGACCGCACCGCCTGCGCGCCACTCGGCGAAGTGCTCGCAGCCGATGCAATGGCGGTCGGTTGATTCGGTATTGAAAAGTCCCATTTGCATCCCGCTTCTGCGTTCTTGAGACAAGATACCACGGAGGAATCCGCGAGCCAATAAAAATCCTGCTGCGGTATTGGTGCAAATGACGTGTACCAGGCGCATTTGCTCGAAATGCTTGTCTGGCGCTGGTTTGCGAACGCCGGTACACTGGACCTGTACCAGAGACGGTATCTATCGATTGAGTGTGATGCAGAAGCGCGCCCATGTGCTGAGCGGCGTAAAAAGAGGGGTGCCGGAAAACTTCAGAGAGCAGATACAATTAAGCCGGCAACGGGTGCCGGCTTGCATGTTTTCTTGCCTGATTTAATGCGACTGTACCAAATTCGTACCAATAGCCCGCAGAGCCTTATTCTATAAGGGTGCTTGGTGCCCAGGAGAGGACACTTATCCGGTATCCGTTGACCGTCAAACCCTGATGTAACCGTGCTTTACGGATACTAACATGGTATCATTTGGTCGAATTTAGAGTGCGACTGTACCAACTGCTGTACCAGGTGCAGTCGCCAAACAAAAAGGAACCGGAAAACGTGGCCACATACCAGAAGCGCGGCGAGAGCTGGCGCGCGATCGTGCGCAAGGCGGGGCACAAGCCTGTGAGCGCATCATTCAACACCAAGCCCGAGGCGGTGGCGTGGGCGACCGCTACTGAGGCAAAGCTGAACGAGGGCGGTCAGGTTGTCGACGACAACACCGTGACCCTGCCGACAGTCTCAAAGCTGTTGACTCGCTATGCCCTTGAGGTTAGCCCGACGAAGCGGGGCGAGCGGTGGGAGGTGATGCGGCTTGAAATGCTTGCCCGTAATTTTCAGGTCTTCCAGAAGCCACTTTCCCGATTCTCTCCGCAAGATGTGGCTGATTGGCGCGATGACCGATTGCGCGTCGTTTCCGCTTCGTCCGTTAATCGCGAACTCAACTTGATTTCGGCTGTGTTCACGACTGCAATCAAGGAATGGCGCATGCCTCTCAAGGAAAACCCGGTGCATCTGATCCGCCGGCCAAAGAGCGCGCGCCCGCGCAAGCGCCGCGTCGATAACACAGAAATCCAGACGATGTGCAATGCGCTCGGTTGGGACATGAAGGCCACGCCGGAGATTTCCAAGCACCTGATCGCCTGGTCATTCGTCTTCGCCGTCGAAACGGCAATGCGCCGCGGCGAGATCCTGAACATTCGGCATCGCGACGTCAACATCGCCGAGCGCTATATCCATCTGCCTCAGACGAAGAACGACGACGCGCGCAACGTTCCCCTGTCCACGCGTGCCGTTGATCTGCTTTCGCTGCTTGCGAAGGGCCGGCCAGATGATTTTCTGGTGCCAGTGAATGCCGGATCATTCGATACCCTGTTCCGTGAGGCGAAAAAAAAGGCCGGATTGACCGACCTGCATTTCCACGACTCCCGCCGCGAAGCCGCGACGCGCATGTCCAAGTTGCTGCCGAACGTTTTAGAACTGTCGGCGGTGACAGGGCACAAGACCCTCAAGATGCTGCAAATCTACTATGAGCCGAAGGCGACGGACATCGCCGCCAAGCTCGGCTAGACAACGGTGGGCGTCCTGCGCGGGCGCCCACGCTGCGAGGGCGCTGCTTGCGTGCTCTGAGCTATCACCCAATCCCGCACCACTGACGGAACCCAACGCGGCCGGCCAAGACCAGCAACGCGCGGCGGCAGGCTTGCCGGCTTCTTCGTAACCATTGTTTGCACGGATGCGGGGCTGTAGCCTAAAAACTTCGCCAGTTCCTTGTGCGTCCACAGTTCTTCCATTCTATTTCCCCTGATTTCCTGGTATGTCGCAAAGATCGACCTCGTCGGGCTTGATGTAAAGGAATGGGAAATAGCGAATGCAGCCTTCAGGGTTATCGCGCTTGACCATGACGATTCCATGCTCCAGCGTGCAGAGCACGGTGCACGCCTCATCCCCCATCCATGGAAGACCCTTGACTGTAACGCGATCGCCAGTCCTGAATTTTTGCTCGCTCATGCTGCAATCCTATGCTGTTTTTGCGGCTGAACGCCTAGGTTCGCCTTGATCGAAAACCGTTCTGTAGCCTTGCCGGCGCGTATCTGAACCGCTTTGCCAGCGTGCAGCCGCCGTGTGTACTCGGCACACGCGCGCACATACTGACGGCGACTCACCGCGTCGACCAGTTGCTCGAACAATGCGATTCCGGCGTTCATCGCTTGCAACTCGTCGCCAGTCAGCACAAAGCGGCCGATCTCCTGAAATCGTTCGCAGACTTCGATCATGGCGTTCTGCATAGCGTACAGGGGCTCAAGTCCGATGTTTCGATTGCCGGCGCTTTCGCATAACACGATAGCGATGTTGCCTGTCACGACAAGCGTATCCCATTCGTTCTTCGTGCCGGTGCCGCGTGATAGGGCAAGGGCGGCCATGTGAACGCTCGTCAGCACCTCCAGCTTTTCCTCGCCCTGCATCGGCTCGTCGGCGTTGAATAGCGTTGATACGACGTCTTTGCGTGAGACTAACTTGCGCTGCTTGCGTGGTTTCTTCGGGGTTGGCATATTCAAATCTTCCAGTAAGTGCGGGTCAATTCGATGATCCGCTGTGCTGCTGCTTCAATCACTTGCTATCCCTTCCTCAATCCCTCTGATTGCGCGGAGGTGTAGAGTGCAGTGCCGATCGGAATATCATCCGCTTTGAAGACCGCCATCGTGAATCCGTCAGTTCCCGGCATTGCTCCGGCCACACCTACCGGCTGCGCATCGACGGCTGGCGCTACAGGGGCGATCTGCGCTTCGAGTTCGGCGATGCGGGCGGCCTGCTGCTCGATCAGGTCTGCGGCTTCGTCAACTTCGGTCAGCCCGACGAGGCGAAGGCTCTTGGCGATTTCACTCACGTTGGTCATTGCGAATCTCCAGTCTCGATTTGCGCGTCCGCGGGAATGAGATTTACGCAGTCGCCGAGGTGGGCATCATGTCCGCACCGAAAGCACTTCCTTCCGAGATCAACCTTCTTGGGTTGGCTGAGTGCGCGCCATGCATCGTTTGCCTTGACCAACAGGGCTTCCAGTTCGGCAATGCGGGCGTTCGCGGCTTCGAGGGCGTGGCGTGCATCGTCTCGGTCGTCAAGTGCATGACTCCATGAGCCGGCCGACCATTTCGCATGGTTCACTATTTCGCCTGCCTCGTCGGTCGTTACGTCTCGGAACACGGCGGTGAATATTTTGGGCTTGCTCATATCGTGTCTCCGCTTGCTGATTGAGCGGCGGTCAGGGCGGCGTCGATTACTCCGTCCAAATGCTCGCCGCTGACGCCATAGTGACCGCATTCACCCCACGTACCGTTTGATCCTGACGCTACGAAATACTCGTCGTGGGAATCCTGTTCGCGCAGCCACCGATAGCGCGCCGCGTCGCGCGCATCATCGGTGAGCGCTGTCTGTGCTGGTGGAGCGGCGCATTTATCCATCGCGGCCTTGTATCCGGCCCATGCTGCCTCTTCGTCAGAACCATATAGACGATCAGCCTGCACTTCTGCGCGGAACCACAGTGCGAATGACTCTCCCGATTGCTCTCCCGCACCCTGCGCCACATTGGCGGAAGTTGATGCGGCGCGGGCACGTTCTGGCACGGTGTGGTCACACCCTTCGACGCCATTGCAGATCGGGCACGGCAGGTTAGTCTCTTTATCTCGACTGTTCGCGTCAAAGTCGATGACGGCTTTGATTCGACTCTCCAGAGCTTCGGCTTTGCCTGGCCACCCACCCTGACGAAGCATTCCGCACACGCTGTCTGCGTAGTGGCAGACGTTACGCAAAAGCTCGATCAATTCGCGCTCGTCCTGCCCGACCGAGGGCGCGGCAGGCTTGCTTGCTTCATTGGCGAGGGGGGCGGCGTAGACTTCCATGCGCCAGCCCGCGTAACTGAAACCGTGCGTCTTTGCGCCACGCCACGAGTAGCGGCCGTCATCGTGCAGCGTTGCCACCGGCTCTTGCTTGTCTATAGCGGCAGGCTGGCGGGCGAGCAACGCGCGGGCGAAGCGAACGAGAGACGGAAACGAGCCCATCACGTTCGTGTAATTGTCGTTCAGCATCTTGCCGTCGACATTCACCCGCAGTCCGGCTGCGGTCGCTGTCTGGATAACTAGCGTGTTCATTTCCGGGTCATTCATATCTGCTACGAGCTTGCTGGTAGTGCTCATGCCTGTTCCCCGTTAGATGCAGCAGGGGACGCGGCACACGGACCTTCGTGGCCCTCGATACGAGAGCATGTCCAACCCTCAGGGGGTTTGGTGCATGGCTTGGTCGGTGAGAGAATCTCCGCTGCACAGATCTTCGCCCCGCTTCGGAACAGCGAATTCTTGCTTTGGGCGAGAACCCGGTCACGCGCGTGCTCAATTTCCTCTCGCGTCGCCGCCTCTTGCGCTCCGCCAGCAGCTATCGCGGCGTCGATGCATTCGCGCACTGTCTTGATGGTCAGATCGTTGCGCGATTTTGCGAGGTAGGCGACCTGCTTTTCAATTGCGAGAATCGTTTCATCGCTCAGACTCGCTGCGCCTGTATTCATGTTGGTGTCTTTCATGTCTATGCCGGTAACGTAGTGGGTCAGGCGGAGAGGCGGCGGAACTCGACGACCCATACCCACGGGTTTATGTCCCATGATTCGGCGCCGTTAATGCTTTCCCACAGCGTGCGGAACTGCCGCTGCGGCCACTGAAGCCGTCTCGATGCTTGCTCCGGCGATTCGCCGCTCGGGTGAGGCTGATCATCCAGCGTTGAGGCGAAGTCTTGGACGCCTTCTGCCAGTGCGTCGTCGTGCGAGATGTCCTGTACCCGCTCCATGCGCACGCCCGTCACTTCGAGCGTGATGCGCGAGGCCCAGCGAGGCATGTGGATCGACGGCCTCCAGCCGCAGCTTTCTTTCGAATCCAGATCTCGATACAGCGACTGCGAGATAGTGAATTCGGCGCGGCCATCATCGGCCCGATACTTGACGCCGGCGTAGTGGCGAGCTGGCGCGTTGGGGCCTTCCTCATAGCCAATTCGATTGACTTCGTGCGTCTCGCGTACCCACAGACGGTCGCCAGGCTGCCCGTGCGGACAGACCAAGCTGTCGCCAGTACGTGTGTGCCAGATCGCGCCTTGGAGCGGAACCGTCTCGCCGCTCGCGGTCCGGCCGCCGTTGGGTCCGCCGACCGTTGTCGGCTCCCATACGCCGAGCCGATTGTTGTGCGGCAACTTCACGACGCGTCGCGTCTGCGTCTTGCTGCCGTCGAGCAGAGCGCGCACCATCGGGCTGCTGAACAGGATCGGGCGTTCTTTCATACTCGCCTCAATAGAATGGTTTCAGGTTTATTCGAAAAAGAGCGGCCTGGACCGAGCCGCTCAACGCTCGTCACGCAGCTACGCTTGCATTCGGCTTGCGGGTTATTGCGGGTATGTTGCCGATGCGAATGCTCACCTGGTCGTGGTTATCCCGCGCGAGGATGGCTGCGGTTGCCGCGATCAGGTTGTGCGTCAGTTGACTTGTCGGCGTGATAGAGCGTAGGTATGCGTCTGTCGCCTGGGCGAGCGCGCGGGCAAGTTGGTCTTGTTTCACCGTGCGGGTTCCGATGTGGCGCTTTGAGGCGGCCGCCCGGCGCGCAGTGACTGAGCACGCGCTTACACGAGCGGCCATGATGGCGTTCGCAGGCGTGCGTAATAATGCGGAAAATTTCGTGTAGAGCATGGTTCCGTTCCGTTTGTTGTTGATTATTGATGTGTGCTGCTATTGGCGTAACGATACCGCAACAGTATCTGTAACGCAATACCTAATTTCGTGTTTTCATGCATAAATCACGGAAGCGGCGCTGTTCAGCCTCGTATCCGATGAGATTTCGGTGCATCCAGACTGGCGACGCACTCCGTTTTGTCTTTCGTTCGATAGCTTCGCGCAGTGCATCGCCTTCGAGCAATGCATAGCGCACGCGTGATGTCGTGGCGTCGCGCCAGATGACGCCTTTCGCGACGAGTGCATGCAGCGTGTCGCGTACTGCTGCGCGCGGGCGGTCGTTGAGTAGGGCGAATATCTCGTCGAGCGTGTAGGAGTAGCTTGCAATCATTGCTGCGATCATGTCTTCGTGAGCGACGGTCTCGGCGGTGCGTGTACTGCTGATGGCGATGTTTCTCATTTTTCGTTTCGATTTCCGTCGTTTCCTGCTTGCAGGTTGTTTCGCTCAATGGTGATCGCGGATGCATGGTTCACCGCCTCTTGCCATCTGCGCTTCCAGTCTGCGCACTCAGCCTCAAGCGCTGCATAGTCGGAGTGGCGAACGTAGATGCCGTTGGGGCAGGGCGCCGAGCTAGTGCCGAATCGCTGAACTGTCATGCTGTCTCCATCTGTGGTTGTGTGATGCCTAGCTTCGCTGCGCGGTCTGCGCTCCATCGCTCGAATGCTGCGTTCCACATGTCCCGCTTCTGCTGGCGAAGGAATCGCTTTCCTTGATCGAATTCGGTGTGACATGTGAAGCACGCGGGCAGCGTAAAAAAGTCAGCGTTTTTCAGGCCAGCGCCTTTCCCTTCGTTCCGGTGCGCCGGCACGCATGTTCGCCGGTCGCCATTGCAGACGCCGGGGATTTGCAGGTAGCACGGCTCATTGCGGCAGGCGTCTCGCATGCGCCTGTCATCGCCAGGCTTGGCCTTGCGCGCGCGCTTCTTCATCGGCTTGCGCTCCAGTTCCTTTGTCGCGCTTCGAAAGCTGCTGAACGACGCGCCGGGCTTGCGCTTGAATGCGCTAGGCTTCAATGCGGAGCGCTTCATCGTGCCGACTCCAGCAATCCGGCAAACGGATGCGCGCGCCCATCGCAAGCAGTCCTACGCGCCTTGAATACGCCTGAATATTTGCGGTAGTGACGGGCCGATGCCTGTTGACGTGCCTCGGTGCGATCGGGCTCTGGCTTGTCGCGCTTGTCGCCAGCAGCGTAGACGGCGCCCCACAAGCCGCTCTTGCCGACCATGCGGTGCCAGTCGCAGATGTAGACCTGCTTCGGCGTCTGAGTGCGCAAGATGCGCAGATGGCGACGCACGCCGGTTTCAGCGATGCCGACGATTGCTTGCAGCTCGATCGCAGTCATCGGCTCCTGTGCGAGCAGTTCGACGATCTTGCGTCGCGTGTCGTTGCGCACGCTGTTGGGATTGAGCTTGCCGGTCATGCTGCCAGTCCCTCATATCCGGCCGGCGCGGGGTCTTTCCACTTGACGTCGTGCTCGGTACCCCAGGCATAAAGGAATTCGATGAATTCGGACGCGTGGCGCTTTCCGAACTTGCGCGTCTGCACGCCAAGCTGCACGAAGCCGGTTCCGTCGAGATTGGGGATGATCGCGCCGACGCCTTGCACCGGATCGCCTTCGGCGGCTTTTACGCGCGCGAATGCGTCGACCAGGAGGCGCTTCCATGTTTCAAGGTCGCGCATTGATCCCATGAACGGAACCTGAGCGGCGACATCCGCGAACATCGCGTGATACTTGGCCTGCTGATCGCGAGATTTCGTCGGCGGCTTGATCTCGACTATGAAGCCGTCTGGCGCGTGGATGCATGCGCGGCTCGCTAACTGGCGCGCGGTAGGATGCACAAGGCGGTAGAGTTGCTTATCCATCACGCCCCCATGACCATGACGTGACACCGGCCGCCCTTGACGATCTCGCCGCGCGCGACGAATAGCTCGTCGATCTGGCTGTCGTCGTCGTAGACGCCAGCATGCGTCAGCGCATCGAGCGCGGCCTTGACACGGTTATCAATGTCGGCCACGCGCCGATCTCGCATGCTGACGTGCATCGCCACGCACAGGCGCGCATCGCCGAACTTGATGGCTTGGCGCTCGGCGACGATCTCGGCGACGCGCTGGCGGAAGTCTTTGCCTTCCTTCGTTATGTACATCCCCTTGGGGGACTTACGCCAATAGCTGTTAATCGACGGCGGGAGGGGGAGGGTTAGAAATTGGGCAACGCCGGATAATGGATGGTCTGTCATGCGATCTCCAGCATCAGGCCGGGCTGGCGCAGGCGTTCGCGCTGTAGGGGCTCGTAAGCCGGGTTCAGCTCACAACCGATGAATTCGCGCCCGAGAGCAGATGCAACTTGCCCCGTCGTGCCGGATCCGAAGAACGGGTCTAGCACGATGTCACCCGGCTTGCTGCCAGCAAGTACGCATGGCTCGACGAGCGCTGTCGGGAACGTCGCGAAATGCGCGCCTTTGTATGGTGTCGTCGCAATGGTCCAGACCGATCGCTTATTAGCGCGACCACTTTCCCCGATCCACTCCTTGCCGCTCTTCGTGCGCGACTCTTGGCGATCGTCATCGCCGTACTTGTTGCCGCCGAAGCGCGGACCGGAGGCCTTCATCGCACCGTTGGTTTTTCCCGGCACGCGATCGCTTCCGGCTTGATTGGATAGATTCGGCTGGCTTAGGCGCTCAACACTTGTCTCGGCGAGCGGCTGCGCAATCGCTTCCGCGTCGTAGTAGTAACGGTCGCTCTTTGCTAATAGGAACAGTGATTCGTGCGACTTCGTGCATCTGTCGCGGACGCTTTCCGGCATCGGGTTCGGTTTGTGCCAGATAATTTCCTGTCGCAGATACCATCCATCGGCGCGAAGAGCGAAGGCGAGCATCCAGGGAATTCCAATCAAGTCCTTCGCCTTGATGCCATCGCAAACGCCTTTGCTCGCAGCGACTTCGGCAGTGTGACGGCGGTCAGATCGCTGGCCGGTTGATCCCTGCTTCCCGTTGCCACCTGCCGTTGCGTAGCTATCCCCGATGTTAAGCCACAGGGTTCCATCGTCGGTCATCACATCGCGCACTGCGCGGAACACGTCGACCATCTCGGCGATATAGCGGTCTGGCGTTTCTTCGAGTCCGAGTTGCCCTTCGTGACCGTAGTCGCGCAGGCCGTAATAAGGCGGTGACGTTACGCACGTTTGCACCTTCACGCCATCGGCGGCCATTGCTCGTAAGGTGTCGCGGCAATCGCCGAAGTGGCAGTTGTTCGTCCAGTTCGTCATGCTCTCTTTTCGCTTTTTATATAGGCCCACAGTTCTTTCTTCGCCCGCTCTGCCGCTTCATCACCGGCCTTGCTGCGAACGCTCTCGACGATCTGCTTCGCGCGCTCGAACGATCCGCTGCGACCGTCGCGCACCGCGGCCATAAAGCGGGCTAAGCATTCGGCTTGCGTCATTCGAAACGGATAGTCGCGCCCTTCATCCATCCGGAGCAGACGACTCCTTCGACGAACTGGCCTTTTGGATTGCGCGCCTCGAATCCGGTGCTGAACGTGTCATGCTTGTCGCATCCAAAGTACGAATAGCCGGTGATCTTGACGTCTGAGAAACCGGAGTACTCTAGGGCTCGCCGAGCAGCGGTTTCATCGGTGCAGCCTGCAGCAGCAAAGACCGCAAGTAGGCAAAGTAAGCATCGCTTCATGGTTTTCCTTTTAGTCAGCACCAGCACACGCTCGCGTATGCGACCGTTCGCCGGATGAACCATGCGCCACCATCGACGCAGCCGTATTCGCTGTAACTATCGAACTTCAGGCGTAAGGCGGTGTGCATGGCGGGTCTCGACTTAGCGAATATCCAAACGCTGGCCGCGAACAAGTCGGCAGCCCGGCACTTCAAAGCCGTCTTTCAGCGCGGCGGCGATCAACTTCTTGTCTGGCGCCGGAACTGGCGGCAGTGGATCGGTCTTGTACTCGGCAGGGATCAGGGATTCGTCGTCGATCTGCACCGCAGCCGGGTTGTCGCGAATCGCGAGCTTGAAAAACGGCGTGTCGATCTTCGGCACGTTCGCCAGCTTCATGCCGTCGAACAGGTATTGCTTGACCGACGTTGCACGGTTCTCCAGCGCCTTCGCCCGGTCGAGCATCGCCTTGGCGTGCGCCTTAATCTGCTCTGCGCTCGCCTCGATGTTCTTGATGACGAAGCCGATGTTCTGCGCCTTCGTCGTCAGATCGCCGCTGATGGATTCCAGCGTGTCGCGCACGGTTGTTTCGTCCAGATCCATCTCTACTAGCGTGTCGGCTGCTTCGCGGTACTCGCGGGAGATTTCGAACAGGTTGAGTGACATTTCGGTTCCTTTTTTGTTGATCTGCGCTGCGGTATCGGTACATGCATAAAGATACCATGACGGTATCCTTAGCGGTCAAATTTTTTTGCGTCGCAGCCCGCGCCATTCGAAGCCGCCTTCGCGCTCCGCTTCACTGCTTGGCTTGTGCTTGCAGGACTCGGCGCCGTGTGGCGTCTGCGCCGTGTAAGACCAGCGCTTGCCGGTCCAGTAGCTGAACAGGCGAAAGATCGTCTTGCCATTCGGCTTGCGGCGCACTTCATAGACGCCAATGTGTATCGGCTTGGTGCTCTTGTCGAACCAGTCTGTGAACTCTTGCATGGGAGGTCTCCTGGCTGACGCCGGCGCGGGCCGGCGACGCGTTCTAGTGCATGGTCAGAACGGCGGCAAGTCGTCGTCCATGTCGTTTGCTGCATCGTTTTGAGTCTGGCGCTGCGAACGACCTTGCGGCTTCGGCTGTCGTGCAGTCTGTTCGCCGCCATCGCCGCGGCCACCAAGCATCTTCATCTGGTCTGCAACGATCTCAGTCGAGTAACGGTCGGTTCCGTCTTGCGCCTGATATTTGCGCGTGCGAATTCGGCCTTCGATATAGACAGAAGCGCCTTTCTTCAGGTACTCGATAGCGATCTCAGCAAGGCGGCCGAAGAAGTTGACCCGATGCCATTCGGTGACTTCCTTCATCTCGCCGGAGGCCTTTTCCTTGTAGCGCTCGGTAGTCGCCAGGCGGATATTTGCCACGGCATCGCCGCTAGGCAGGTAGCGCGCTTCGACGTCCGCGCCGAGGTTGCCAACTAGAATTACGCGATTTACGGATGCCATGTCTTATGCCTCTACGGGGGAAAGTTCAGCCTTGCGCGCGTCGTATGCGGCCTTCAGCTTGGGTTGTTGTTCTTTGCTCGTGCGCTTCCATGCGCCGGCGAAGATGCCTTGCAATTGCTCCAGGTCTTCGCATTCCTTCAGCGCTGTGATGCACTCGTCTAGCTCGCCGTCGTTGACGGGCTTTGCTGCCGGCTTAGCGGTCGGCTTTGCTGCCGGACGATCTCCGACACCCGATCCCGCATTGCCGTCGTCGTCGGCCTGATACAAGCCAGTTACAGCGGACAGCGAATAGCGGCGCAGGTAGGTGAGCGTCGAGCCAAACCCTTGCGGATCTTGCTTCGGTAGCGGAGCGACGGCGGTGTCTTCCATCCACTGGCCGGACTCGTGCATCAGTCGCGTCGTCAGGTGGAGCTTCCCGTCATCAGAAGGCGATGGGAGTTGCAGAAACACAATCCCGTTGTCGTTCAGCGGCGCCTTGATCGCATCGATCACTGATTCCAGATCCGCATACGAGTTTTTGAAGTGCGGGTTCTTGGAGTCCTTCGCTGCAAAACGGATCGCCTGTTGTGCCTTCAGCAGTGCTGATGCCAGCTTGTCGATACTTTCGCTCGTCTTCATGGTGCTTCTCCCGTTGATGAAATAGGTACTGCTGCTGTTCTTCAAGCTCGGCTTGCCACTGCCAGCCGTCGTCGTCTGGCCCGTACATCTAGCTCACCTTGACGTGCAGGAAATGTTTTGCGATGTAGTGGGGCACGTAGCCGCTGCCGATCGCTACGCGGGGATGCACACCGCGACGAGCGAGATCGGCTTTGGCTGCACGCTGGCGCTGCTCAGTGCGCGCGCAGAGTGCTTTGTATTCGGCGTCAAGAATCTCGGATTGCGACAGGCGCACGTTCGTCTGGACGTGGCGAAGGTCATTCAACGATTTGGCGATCAGTTGCATTGCAGGCTCCGGGAGAAAGTCAATACGATCATCACGGCGAGAGCCATTGCGCACGCGCCAGCAGAGAAAGCGAGAAAAAGGTCGTTGACCTTGCAAGCGCTAGCTACTACGGTATCCGTCACGTACAAATTTTTTTCCGCGGCGTCATGCCGACGTGCGCGGAAAATCGTTGCGGAGCGTAATAATAACGCGTTCTTCAGGCTGCAGGCTATGTTCATGGTCTAATCTTCCGTTCGTGGGTTTGGTTTGTGTTTTGTGCTGCTGAGATAAAGGATACTAAAATGGTATCCGTAACGCAAGTGCCAACGCAAAAATATTTGTGCGTGTCTACGCTGCCTCTAGGACTTCTAGCGGCAGGGAAGACTGTCGGGGGCATTGCGTCATTACCGCGCCAAGCTCTGACAGCGGGCTAAGGTCGACGTTGAATCCGAATACGGCCGATCCGTGGCTTGCCGCTTCCTGACGCCGGTTCTCGCGGAGAACGCCAAACTTCAGCCGGCCTTTGATGAACAAGACCGTCGAGCAGGCTGACATGGCCCGCTGAAAAGTGCGCGTGTCGGGATGGGCGGGGATGAGCAAAGCAACCTTGCGCCCGGTGGCCGCGACTTCGATGCAGCGATCAACCCAACGGTCGCGGGCTTCGCCGTAGGGCGGATTGCAGAAGATAGACGGGGCATCCCAAGGCAACGAGCAGCCGTCCTGCGGCAAGCAATAGAACTTGTCGGCGCGTGTCGGATTATCCGGTTCGGTGCATGGATCTAAACCGATTCCACCGAGCACGGAGCGGATCGGCTCAAGAGCATAAGCGGGCGTCAGCATTGCTTGCCGCGCGTGATGGTCAGGTCGACGACGCTTTTCGTTGTCGAATCGATGTGACGCGACGCTCATTAATGCACTCCCGTTACATGAAACGTACGATGCGTCTGGCCGGCGATCTGCACGGATTCTTGCAGGGCAGAGGCGGCTTTCAGGCATTCAGCGGCAAGCGTTCCGGTCTCGATTTGCTCGCCTTCAATCCACCGTGATTCGCCGCCAATGCATGGGCCAGCATGTGCGCGGTGATCGCCGCGTGAGCACTTGTCGTACTCGACTCCATGTGGAACGGAAAGCAGCGCGTCAGCAGCAGCCTTCAGTGCGGCGATGGCGTCGATAACCTTGTCGAGCGATACGTTCATGATTGCTCCTTATCACCGGAAAGTGAAAGGACTGGAAGTTCGCCACCATCGCCGCCAAGTGCGTTGACGCCAGCGCGCATTACGGCATGCGTCGCGTAAGCGTTGATCTCGATCTTGGCCTTCTGAACTGTCGTCTCCATGTGCTCTGCGAATTGCTTCTCGACGAATGGGATATTCGAGATCAGTTCCTGACGCGCCATTCGCAGATGACCGCGCAAAGCGCTCTTCTGCTTCTCGCTAGCGTTCATCGCATCAATTGCTTCGCTGAGCTTTTCGAGGTGCGCAAGGGAATCGACCATCGTTTCGCGAACCTCATCGCGGAACTGGTCGGCACGCCGTTTGGGAGCAGGAAGGCCAGGGATTTCTCTGTTTTCGCGGCGGCGTAGGGTGCATTGCACGCCAGAACCAACGTTCATACTGCTGACGAACTCCGCCCATTGCGCCTCGCTCAGATCCACTTCGACGAACCCGGACATAGTGCTTCCCATTGGCCAGTCGTTCGAGAGCCTACGCCGCAGCGTAGATTCGCAGATTCGGATCGTCACGTAGTGCTGATGCTGGAAGTCGGAGCCATATAGGTACGCTCCACCGCTGACACGGTTTGCACTGATCTGTGCGAATGCTGGATGCCGCACCGTTGTTTCGCCGCTGCCAACATTATCAAGCGTCGGCTGTTCGATATGTCGGCTCATTGCTCACCCCGTGCTTTCGCAAGGGCAGCGCGCGCACGCACGAAGCCGCCTTTGCCGCCAATCCACGGCGTGTTGATGATCTCTTGCAGCGCTTCGTACAGGTCAGGAGCCGCCGCGAACAGGTTGCCAATTTGTCCGTTATTCGGGCCATACACGGTCACGACGTCGTAGCCATTGCTGTTGATAACATCAACAGGGCCATGCGGTGCACGCACCGCCGCCCACGGCATATTCTCGATCTCGCTCATCATTCACCTCCTGCCAGACGGCGCTTAACGATGACTTCCTTTGCATCGGTAAGCAGCGTGTGAATCGTGTGCAGGTCGTCTTTCTCACCGCGCGCCAGTGCCTGCATGAATTCCTCGCGCTGCACGCTGTTCAGCTCGACCAGCAGTTCCATCAGGTCGTCGAACGTGACTTCTCGCTCGATCTGTTCGCGGCGGTCGTGTGCGGCTAGAGCTGCGTTGTCGGCCGCTTCCAGATCGCGGTCGAACAGCCAATTGCCGTATGCTTGCGTGCGGGAAACTAACTGCGGTACGTGGCTCATGATTTCCGTCCTTTTTGTTTGTTTGGCTACGAATACTGCTGTGGTGTGTCGATGAATTGAACGATACCGTAACAGTATCCGTAACGCAAGCGAAAATTCACTGTTGCGTTTCTGCCTCGCGGGCTATCCAGTTGCGTCGCTCAAACGCCGGCCGTAACTTCTCGTGTGTCGAGCGGCGTAAGTCGGCGATTGCAGGCGTGACCTTGGCCGCCGTGCGCGTGACGGTCTGCGGATGAATGCCGAATTCGCGCGCGATCCGGTTCAGGCAAGGACAATACGACTGGCCGAAAACGAACTCGCGCGCGATCAGGGCGCGGACCACTGACCGATTGCGGTGCGCTCCATCGAGCAGGCATACAAGCCGCTCAACGCCCGCGTGGCGCTCTCCGCGCTCACCGCCATAGGTGGCATCCAGCAGGGCGCGCTGATCGAGCGAGAGGTGCGATTCGATGACATCGTGCACGTATTGCGCCTGCGCTTTCTTCTCATGCACAGACAGAAGCAGGGCGGCGCCATCCGGCCCGGTGTACTCGCCAATCTGCCCGATCTTGACGCCGGGCCGCGCGCGCCAGGTGTAGGCAAAGGACAATGCCGCCTCCATCGAGCGGAACATCGGCGCGCGACTGTCGTCTTCCGGCTTAGGAGTGCGAAGGGTGAGTCGACCAAGTGAGCTTTCGTGTGCGGTGCATACTTGCATATCGGTCCTTGTCAGTGGAGCGGGGCGGTCAGCAGATCGGGAGCGGCTTGGATGGGTTTCACCAGTTGCCCTGTATGCGGGCATCGGCGCTTCGGCAGCTCGATCACCAAGCCATCGTCTTTCAATTCGCCGATCCGGCCGCAAACGCTCTGGATCGGATAACCGAAGATTTTCGACAGGTCAGTGCGCGAGAACGATGCAGTCGGGACCGTGCGCAGAAAGTTGAGAATCGCGAGCCGTTGAACGGCTGCTGTGCCATCCTCTTTCTTTGCGAGGAAGGATAAGAACGACGTTTCGGATTGACCTCTCATGCCGCTGGCTCCGTCAGGCCGCGCCACACTTTGCGCTGATGGCCATAATCATTCTCCCTGTACCGCTTCCGAAATTCCGCGGCGCTCTCTGCTGTTCGGCGGACATTCCCCCAGACTTTGCCGTCCCAATGGGCGTAACCTCTAGCCCATACCTTCCCGTCGCCCCAAACATTGTGAGCCTCGTACACGCCAACATTGACGGGCTTTACGTCAGCCGAGAACCATTTAGTTTTATTCATTGCCGCACCCCCATTCGCACGATTGCATTGACAGCGTTGAGCAGCGTCGGATCAGCTTTCGGCCACCACTTCGCGCGCGGGCGGTGCAGGGCGTCCAGTTGCTCGTCCGACATTTCTTCTTCGGGAATATGGCTATCGCTGACCGGGCAGGCCCGCAGATAGGTGTTATCGCCTTTGCCAATCACATAGCGCACTGCGCCGTGATTGCCGCCACGGTCCATCGCGTGCAACTCCTGATGCCGGCCGGGTGCGCGCGCCAGACGCAGGAAGTCATTCACCTTGCTAACGTCGCGGTCGACTGCTGCGGCGATTTCCTGCGCGGTGCGCGGCTTGCCGTCAGCCATCAGAGTGCGGACTAAGCCGGCCAGCATCGATGCTCGGGTAATGGTCATGCGGTCTCCAGAAGGCGCTCGGCCTTTTCGCGATAGATAGAAACGGCGATTGAACTGAACGCCCAGAATGCGGCGAAGTCGAACTGGCCGTACCAGGCGAAAAGGATGACGACAGCGACGTCGCCAACTCCCGTCACCCATCTGGTGATTCGCGGAAGCGGTTCGATATGCTTTGCAGGCTCGGCAAACAGCGTCACTACGCCGCATGCAAGCGATGCATACACCCAGAAGCGGATGACGTTGCGCGCTCCCTCTATGCCGAAGCCGTACCACGCGACAGCGAGGGCAGCGAATAACGCCACAGAGGCGATGTGTTTGATCGAGCGCTTCATGCTTGACCTCAGCTTGCAGATTGAGCGGCGGTCAGGGCGCGGCGGTCCAATCGCTCGATTTCGGCGAGGATCAGCGCGCCAGCCTTGATGAGGTCGCGACGGCCGTAAGCTGGCTTCCACCACGACAGGCTCCAAGGCCAGATAGGCGGCGTTTGGCCCTTGGCATAACCGCCTGCCGCCATCGCATAGCAAGCAGCCGCAAGTGCCATTTCGGCTTCCGTGTGATCGTCATCATGCTCCGGCGTCCAGCCCTCTGCTCTCACCTGACGCTTACGCTCGGCCAGCACGTCGCGCGCGGCATCCGTGAGCGCTGTCTGTGCTGGCGGGGCGGTGTAGAGCGGAACCGTCCTAGCGCCGTGCGAGTAGCGGCGAAGACGCATCTTATGCGATTCCTGATTGGTCGCCAGCACGTCAAGATCAAACTGAGCGGCATATGCCACCGCCTCCGCACCCTGCGCCACATTGGCGGAACGCTCGAACAATTCCCGCACTTCGTATACGTCTGAATACTTCTCCCGAGCGGTGCGCGCGCCTTCCTCGCTGACGTTTATCCACACGTCGCACTCAGGAAGAATCGGATTGCGCAGCTTCGTTTGATACTGCGCCACATTGGCGGAAGTTGATGCGGCGCGGAACAGAAGCGCGGTCAAATCTTCGATAGCGGGATGCTCCGTGCCCAAGGCGCTGACCAACATCGCCATGAGTCGCTTATCGCCTTCTTCAAGATGGATTCCCGCGAACGTGTAACCGAAATCTGTCGCGCCATACTCTGCCCCGCGCTCGTCCTGCTCGACGGTTGGCGCAGCATTCCATGCTTTCGACGGGCATCCGATCTGATCCTGACATTTGCCGATACAGCCGCATTCGCTCGCGGCAGGCTTGCTTGCTTCATTGGCGAACGTCGTCTGCCATGCTTCGTACAGCGCCTCGGCATCCGTCTGCGGTGCCTCTTTGTCGATAGCGGCAGGCTGGCGGGCGTCGGCCCGGCGTACATCGCAATCTGCGATGAATCCCTTTATTTGAGCAGCGGCGAGCCGGATTTCCTCGGCCGCTTGTGCCGGATCGGACCCGTTATCGAGCCATCGAGCCGTGCATTCCAATGCGAATACCGAGCGCTCAAGGTCCGTTTTTT